TCCTTTATTAACACCTTGATAAGGTACTTCCGTAGGACCTTCAATAGGTTGTGCAGTTAATCGAGTTAACATGTTCCTTAATTCTGCTAAACTTACAAACACATTACCCAAAGTTTGGTTCATTGCATCAACGTCAAATGGTACTATAGGTGGAGCTTTTTGGTGTTTTTCCTCTTCTTTATACTTAAGCATCTGATCTGCTGAATTCATTGAAAAGTTTATAGGTTTATCATCCCTGTTAACACTGTAAGGAAATTCCGCTCCATTCATGTAATTATTTATGCTAGAGAATAAATATTTTTATGACTAAATTTGAGAGACGTTTTTTTAAGAGGCTACATGAGCAAAATGATGAAAGAGAAGCATTTGAAGCTGAATTAGATGATAATACTGATCCTGGTGATTTTGATGTAGATGTTGAAGTTGACGATACTGTAGTTGATGAAGATCCTAACGTAAAGGCAGCTCAAGCTGTAAATGAGCGTAATGAAGCTATGAAAGAAGAGCTTAGAGGATGGATTGGTAGAATGGAAGACTTTCTTGATTATTTAAATGGAGAAGAAGCTGGTTCAATACAACAGCAATTAGCTAATGCAGAGCCTGATACTATTTTTGATAGAATGAAAGCTTCAGAGCAAAGAAAGCTGGCTAGAGTAGCTACTGAATTAGCTGGGGTGACAGAGTCATTTAAAGGTTACTTAGCACAAACAGGAAACCCTTCTTTTAAACACGTTTAATCTGATTTCGATACTTTTTAATTTCAGATAATTTTACAATACCTTCGAGACCATCGAAGGTATTTTTTTGTATAAACTCCCACTTTATTTCATCAATTTTACAAGCCATAGCTATATCATTAAAATCTTTAAATCGTTTACCAAACTTTTCAGGCCATATAAAGACTTTTTCTTTTTGCTTAAGTAAAGCTTCTGATTTTACTAAAGAAGCTTGATCAACCCACTGAGAATCAAGTATCCACACCTTATCATACCATTTAAGATAGTTTAGCTGCTGTTCTTGTCTTTGTGTAAACGACTTACCTCGTTCAGTAATACCAGCTACTGCTATAGAATTTTTAGTAAAAAAAGCATTCAAAGGACCTTCGAAGATATAAACTTTATCATGATCATTAGATACTCTATCAATATTAAATAAAGTTTTTTCTGCTTGAACTTTACCCAAATACTTAGGTTTAGTTTTATTATCTTTATTTAAAACTGTACGAGTTTGATAAAACTCTATATCTTTATTCTCATTAATGAAAGGTATAACTAATCTATTCTTATGTACTCTATCAGTTAAGGATACATATAAATTATCAGGTTTATTTACTGCAGTATCTAATCTACGCTCTTTAATAAGATATCTAACAGCTGTAACAACAGAGTTGTTATTATAATAGTCAAGCTGAAACTCATCAGACAAATTAATACTATCTTTAGGTAAGGTCTCGACTTGAATAGTTGGTCGAGTTTCTTCTCTATTAACAATAACATCTTCTGCATCAGGTACATATTCTTTTAATTCATTTATTACATCAGTATCAGAACAATTAGATACTTCTTTTATCCACCTTAACGGTTTTCCGGACCAACCACAGTTATGACAAAATATATTCTCATTTTTAGGAATATAATAACATCTTCTTTTTTTACCTAACGACTTACCTTCCTTGCATATAGGGCAGCTACACTGATATACATTGTTAAATTTATTATACTTAGGGTAATAGCCTAGCTCAAAAAATTTAAGTATAACAAAATCTTCAGGAAGCGATATCATTTAGTTTATTATACAAGCTTTCCATAAAAAATAAATTATACCAATCTTCTTTTTTAGATAATATTCTTTCAAAGGAAAAATCTTTACAGTATTTAAGAAACGATTTATAGCACGAATTAATTTTAACTTCTAACTGTTCTTTATAATATTGTTTTTCTTCAGGTAATGACTCATATTTGTCTAGACAAAAGATATCAGCATTACGTTTAAATATCTTTTGCTGTGATTCATCTAAAATAAAACCTGGATCACTTAAATATTTTTTTACTGAAGCAGCACCAAAACGAGGTATACCTGGTACATTATCAGACTTATCTCCAGTTAAGCATTTAGCAGTATACCACTCATCAACATCTTTAAATCCAGTTTCTTTCTCGAAGGATATATGATCAAAGTATTTTTTTCTAATAGGATCATATAATGTACAGTCTTCGCTTACTAGCTGCAAAAAATCTCTATCAACTGATACAATTACCTTTGATCCCTCATTCTCTCTACATATGTATGCAACTACGTCATCTGCTTCTAACTGACTAGGAAATATAGAATTAATACCCATAGTTTTAAGTATAGATTTTATTACTTCGTTATTTTGATGAGGTGAACTATCCTTAGATCGATTACCCTTATATTCTTTAAGCATCTCCTTGCGTATATTCTTTTTATAAACAGGCTTTTCATCCCATACGAATATAGTAGAATCGGGTAAAAACTGCTTCACGTAGGAGCTCACCGCATTAAGCGTAAAGTATATATGGAAGTTATTGACTTTATCCTGAGAGTGGTTATCGCTTTTCTTCGACTGAGTCTTTGCTGTATAGTACGTTCGGTGTATTAAATTGTTGCCGTCTATTATCAGAGTTTTCATTTTTAAAGTACTGAGATTGAACTACCTTAAAAATATTTTTTGGTAGTTTTTCTACTAATGATATTATATCATTGTTCCTTCCTGAATCAAATGACTCTTTAGGCACTTTAACATTCTTCATTTCAGGTAAAGACAAACATCCTATATCATCTTTGTTTATCTCTACAATAGCAAACATCTGACCTGCATAATCGCCTGTTTGAACAGCGTATATTTCTTTTTTAGAGCAATTCATCTGTACCTTTTATAGACTGGATTTCACTTGCAAAATATTTCATTAAAAAGGAATTTAAAGCTTCTTTCTGTTGAGGTGTTGAAGCAGCTTTTATATCAAGATGTTTTCCGGAAAAATCATAGCCAAGTAAAATATAACTATCTAAATATTCGCATAATATATTAGCTAACCTATTAGCTAAATCTTTACGCTTTTTAAAACTTTTTCGTGATTTTAAATTGTCCTTTAAAGCTTTTTCAACCATATCTCTAAGCTCCTCGTCTTCTGCAGAGTTATGATCTTCTTCTTCCATATTGTTATTTATTCAAAAAATCACTTTCATCCTTTTGGCTAACACCAGTTTTAAGTAATCTTTGAACCACAACTTCAATAGAATCAGTTTTCAAACTAAAGCTATTTTTAAATAGCTGGTTTCCATCATTAAATTGAAATAGATATTCTCCTTTGAATGGAGTATTTTCAAAACAGGTAACATATACTGAAGAGCCACCAGGGTCAATTAACACTGTCCATTTTCTAGGATCTCTATCACTATACTTATCAAAAATTCTTAAAGTTACAAAATCATTATCTTTAAGTCTTTTTATAAAATATCCAGGAGTTTTTAGTTTGTTTCTTTTTTGATTAATCATTATTGTGTTAAAGCTGAGATTATATACCTTAATTTAATATTATTTTCTTCAATATCAAATACTATAACACCGTATTCAGTATTAATCTTTACTCTAATATCATCATTCAATAAAGATATTAATCTTATATTATCTAAATTTAAAGCTATAGGTTCTAGTTTAAAGTCAGCTTTACCAAGACTTAAAGTAAAGTTATCAGTATTATGCCTAGCTCTATCAGTAAGCTCAGCCATTAATGATTCACCATCAGTATAGAAGTAGATTTTATTAGTTTCACTAGCAAAAGTACTACCTTTAAACAATCTCTGTATAGTAGCTTTATTCAAATTAAACTCAATATCAAACTTAAAGCCATTAATTTTATCTAAATTAATATTAGGTTTAGTTATAAAGCCTTCTTCATATAGATGATATTTAAACTTAACTCCATTACCACTATATTCAAGATTATTAGAATTAATATCAATCTCTAAAGACTCTTCTTCAATAGTATCAAGTACATGCCTTAGTTTTTTAACATCGGGTATATTGAGAGTAGTATTAAATTGAAAGTCAGATTTATACTCACTATGTAATATTAACGTACTATCTAAACTAGACACTAGACTAACCAATTTATCATCTTTAACATCAAAGATAATACCAGTATCGTTAATCTTAGAAACAGTATCTAGATATTTTAGATACTCGCTTTTACTTTTTACTTTTAGCGTTCTTACCATCACTTAATTTTAACCTAATATCTTCAAGAATCAAATTTTGATCTTTGATTAGATCTATAAGCTGATCAATCTTAGTAGGCTCAGAAAAATCAAACTCTACTTGATTAGTATCAACTTCTTCAACTACCTGAGGTTGCTCTGTTCTGATAATTTGTTGGGCGGTAATTTCTTGAGCTGCTTGCTCTGGTGATACCTGCTGTATAGGCTCTGATACTCCTTCTGGTACAGCTTGTGCTTGTACTGGTAAACTAGATTGTATTGTAGGTATCTTAGCAGTCTGTTCAAATACTTGCCTAGCTCTATCAGCTGTAGGTTTTAAATTACCTGATTCACTTACCATCATTTGGTCTTGCTTATGTGCTTGTCCATAAGTTTGACCCATAAACTGCATTACTGCAGCCTTCTCTTGAGGCGTCATTCCTTCCATATTAGAGATCTTTCAAAAGTTCATCAATATCTTCTTCAACAGTATCATTAGATACTACAGCAGGTTCAGGCTCTGTAGGAGTTTCTACCGGTACTGGAGCTGAAGTTACAGGAGCTGGATCATCTTCTGTCTTGCAGTAGTAATGCTCGTTAAGCATATCTTTAAGCTCATCATAAGATTTAAGAGTAAAGACCTCATTAAGATCAAACGCACCTTCATAGATACCTTTTTGCTCATCTTCAGATAAATCAATCTTACCAGCAGCAGTAAATCTCGAGGATACATAAGTAGGGTAATCACCTTGCTGCTCTACTTTGATCTTAAAGTTAACACCTTCAGGACCTAGATCGAAGATACGAGGACCAAATTCTTCAGCATCTTCGCCTTCGATAGCTTCAGTAATAATCTTATGAAGCTGTTTACCATACCTCAAGATTTTAACATTACCATTATTATCCGGATTAGTAGGATCGTCAATTACATAAACATTAACCAACCACTTTTCAAGACGACGAACAGCACTCATCTTTTCTTTTTCCTCTTCACTACCAGTTCTCAAAACCTTAAAGCGTTCTTCAGCGATAGGGTCTCGCTCACCAAACGTTTGAGGGCTAAGAGCTTGAACATATTGACCAGTAGCATAAGAAGTCCATCCATGATTATAGTAATGAAAGAAAGTCTTACTAGGATCTTTAGCGAAAGGTAAAAGTCTTACCGTATAAGTATTACCCGACTTAGTCGGCATAATCTCGTTAAACTTAGCTGACCCCTTACTATCAGAAGTAGCTAACGCATCTTTAATTGATTGAAACATTGAAGTATTAAAAGTACTCATACGCTAATTATAATGACTGGCTACTAAACTTCAATAGTCTTTGTTCTATTATTTTAAGACCTTTTTTTGCTTTATGCTTTAGTTGTTTTGAACTAAGGAACTTTGCTCTTGTCTGAGCATATAAGTCGTAAAATTCAGGAATAATCCAAGTTAAAGTTCCTGTACATTCTTTAATAACTGAATCTATATTAAGTGCGTGTATTAAATAAAAATTAATTTTATGATTTTTAAGATGTGTAAAAATTATTGGTATAGAATTAGGGGTATCTACATTAGAGTAATTTTTATATTGAGCTAAAGTAATTTTTTCATCTTCACAATAATCACAAATAAACTTCAAGCATTCCTTCAACGTACTAATACATTCTTCACTATCAGGATTCTGTACTTCTTTATCTCTACAGTAAAGAGAGTAGCATTTGATAGCTTTTCTTGTGTTAAAGAAGGAAAGATCAAAGTAATTATCAGACCCATATACTTTATAAGGAGCTATAAAAAAATCACTATAGTTTATATGACTATACTTTGATAAAAGTAAGTTTAATTTTTTAAGACACACTTCATCCTTACTTTCAAGGTTATCAAAATTTTGTCTTAGTCTAACTGGCTTATTTTTAGCCTTTCGAGAAGCATATAAGTAGCTATTATATATTGACTTCTCTTTTTCGGTGATCATAAATCTATATCTGAATGGGAATTAAGGAACTTAGTAATATATTTAGATTTTGTAATTGATGGCTCAAAGTCTATAAATAGTTTAACTACATCAAAGTTAGTTTCAATGGTTAAAAGTTCCTTTAATATGTTACGTATTTTTTCTTCTTGTAAAACTAGTATGAATATGTTTTGTAATGATAGCTTTTTTCCTTTTAACTGAGAACAGAAAGTGCAAAAACATAAAAGTAAATGTTCTGTTTCGTCTTTTATAAGGGTGCTGGAAGGAGCCTGGTTTAAATTTTTATTTAACATGGTGTAAATTGTTTAGTTAATGACGCAAACTGATTAGTTAACTTACCTCCTGCTGACGCTGGATGGCCACCCCCATCACATAATTTTTTAGCTATTAAACTTACATCTGCATCACAGTCTTTTGATCTTCTAAAAGAAACAGTTTTAGCTTTTGTATTTACAATAATACTAATATCAGCATTATACTTACTTAATAGAAAATGAGCTAGTTCTCCTACTGCATAATTACCAAAAGACGCTACTACGTTATATTCTTTTATATTACCTTTAAAAATACCATTACTATTAATTTGTTCTTTAAATTTTTTGAAAAATAACTTTATAGAATTTTTTTGCTCTATAGTATAGGAACTAAATCCATTATAAAAACTACTTATAAAATTTTCCGTTTTAGGAGAATTTAAATTATAATAAACAGCATTTAGTTTAAGAGAGTCGTTATTAGATTTATACCAATCATAACCATTTATTAAATCGATTAGCTTTATTTGGTTACTATTAAGATCTAAATGACTTTTAAATTTATCTTTGATAAGATTTACTACTGAAAAATAACTTTCATCAATTATTACTTTAGCATTTTTATATAAATGCTTATACGAGCTATGATTTTTATGACTATCTATAACAACGACATTACCTTTATCTACAAGCTCAATTTGTTCTTTATTTAAATCTAAATCTATAATAAAAATCCTATCGTAATGATCTAAAGTACTGAGAGCTCCCTTAAAACGACCAGTAAAAGTAGACTCAGTTACGTCATTTATATTAAACGTTTTAGAATTCTTATATAACCACTTCAATACTAAAGCTCCGCCAGCTCCATGTAGATCTGTGTCTGTCCATACTTGGATATTCACTAGGTATATTTACAAAAAGTTCCTTATTGTGCAAGTCCAACTAATGCGTTGAGAGTTTCATTCCCATCATCTTCAAACTCTATATCATCTGCTTCTTCAATAGATAGAGTACTATAGTCAATGCGCATAGCTTGAGTATTTCCACGTGGACCATATCGGTTTTTCATCATACCTAATCTAATTATACCAAGTTCTCTATCTTCTTCGTTTTGATATATCGATACGATAACATCTGCAGTAGCAGCTAATCCAATAGATTCAGATATAGTAGCAAGATCAGGATTATCTGTATCAAAACCCGATCTATTTAACTGAGTAGCTGATATAATAGGACATTCAAAGATATAACTCATAGCACGAACTTGCTCAGTTACATGCTTAATACGTTCATAAGAATTATTACCCATAGTAGAATGCATTAAGTTAAGATAGTCTAAAACTATAGCATCTAACTTAATACCTTTATCTTGAAACTTCTTTACAAAGCCTTTTAACTGACTAGGAGTAATAGTAGAAGGAGGAAACTCTTTAATAAAAATTTTACCCTCTTCACTTTTAACTGCCTGTCTAATAGAAGGGGCATTACCAGCTAACTCTTTCATAGGTATCTTCGTTACATTAGTACATAACCTACGAGCATATAATAACTCCGACATCTCTAGAGTTACAAGTAATACATTTTTACCTTGTTGAGCTATATTAGTAGCTATATTACCTAAGAAAATAGACTTACCAATATTAGTTTCACCAGCAAACACATACAAAGATTTACCAGCTTCTAAAAAGCCTCCACCTAAAGTTTCATCTAACCAATCCCACGTACTTGGAACATGACGTTCTACTGAGTTTATATCATCAATAAGTAAGTCAATATCATCGTAAAGATCTAAACCTAAATCAGTTACTAGATTAATATTACAAGACTTTTCAAACTTATCAAGTACTACAGAAGTATCTACTTTACCGCTCGATACATCTTCAGCTACGTTAAGCATAGTATGATAAACAGCTTTTTCCTTAAGAAACTGTTCAGTATTATCATACAACTCGTCTTTATCTAAATCTTTATCTATATCGTTAAACGAAACTACTAGCTCTTTAAACGATTCTTTTTGTTCATCAGATACTAAGTGAGATTTTATCTCAGTAGTAGTAGGTAGTTTATTACGCTTTTCAGAAAACTCTTTAATGATAGTAAAGATACTAGCTATAGCTTTATTTTTAAAGTATTCAGGCTTTACAAAGTCAGCTACTGAAGCTAGATAAGTCCCGTCAGTAAGAGACTTATACATTAAGACATTTTCAAAATAATCTAAGTCTAATTTACTCACAATAATATGATATAATCAATCATTTAGTTTTCCACTTATTCAAAAACCACTCTTGACCTTTATTAAATTCTTCATTAAACGACTCTAACCCTGGTGAGTCATGAGTAACTAAAATATCACCGACTCCTACTTTGAATCCAGCTTTATGACATTGCATAGAATAATCTAAATCATAAAAATGCCATTTTGAAGGGCAAGATTCATCAAATTTAATTTTTTGAAATACCTTTCTTTTTATAGCCATAAAGACACCATCAATAATAATCGCTCTATTAGGATAACTTCCAAAAGGAGTCATGCGTTTTTTACCTTTACTATCTAAATGAGCTACAGCGCCATGTAGATTAGGCGAGCCAAACCCCCCTCCCATTAAATGCCATAATGCAGGGGGAGCTAAATTAACTTCTTTAGCACCAGCACAACCTACAACATCATATTTTTTGAATAGTTTGTTTAATTTGTCTTCTGAAAAGTTTTCTAAAATTACATCATCATGAACTAGTACTAAATTTTGTACATTTTCTTGAATAGCAAACTTTATTGCTTTATTATAAACTTTATGAAGAGAATCTTTATTATTTTGTTTAAAAATAACAGAAGAAT